TGGTGGTTTAGGAACTAAAAAAGTGGTTAAAAATAAATAATGAAAGGCAAATCTAAGTCAGCAATTTATTTCCAAAAAAATCCAGATGCTCGTAAGAAAAAAAATGCCTATAATACTGCCTACCATTCTACACCTGAAAGAAAGAAATATAGGGTTAGATTGAACAAAGCAAATAGGCAAGCTGGTACTTATGGCAATGGAGATGGTAAAGATATGTCTCATACAAAGTCTGGTAAGCTAGTTAAAGAAAACCAATCAGCTAACAGAGCAAGGAATGGTAAAGATGGTAATTCATCTAAAAAATAAAACACACAAACACAAATGAAAGCAAGAAGAAAAATGCTCGTAGTTAAAAGCTACAGAGAGCAAAAAGAAACGCACGAAATTGATTTACAAAATGGAGAAACTTTAAGACTCTACATTGGAAGAAAGTACGGAGAAAACAATCGTGAAATTAATCCAGTAGTTTGCGAGGTATTAACAGTAGGACCAGAAGTTAACAACATAGAAGTTGGGGACTTGCTTATCCTTCATCATAATTGTTTAGACAACGACGCTTTGTTAATTGAAAGAGATAACGAAGAGATGTCTGATATAGTTGCTGTTTTTTGGGACAAGACTATCTACGCAAAGATTAACAAAGAGACTGGCGAGTTGGTACCTATCAATGGCAATTGCATAGCTAAAAGAATACCAAAGAAAATTGAAAGCTCAATGTTTCAACCTTTTGAAATGACAGAAGATTATGAGTTTGATATAGTTGCTGCACCAATTGATTTCCCAGAAGTAAAAGCTGGAGACAGAGTTTTGTGTTACAAATATTCTGATTATGAAATGGTTTATCATTTTAAAAATGTAGAAAGAAGAGCAATAAGATTATCTAAGGATGATGTGATTGGCATATTGAGTTAATATGCTAAATTTGGGTATGAGTCGTGCCATCATAATTAACTGCTCTAATGCTAATAGCGTATTAGCTGAAATAAAAAATATAAATAATCTTAAGTATGAAAAATTTTATACCTCAGGGATAATTGTATTTTTTGATAAATATGATGATATAATTTGTTTTGGAGCAAGCTATAATGATGTTTTAGAACTTGCTTATGACTTAACTCCACCCCACGCAAAAGGTTATTATATAATAAAAGATGTAAAAACCCCATTATCTGAAGATGAAGTAGATAATATTTATGACTCATTATTAGAAGAAAAACTTTTTATATTCTTAATACAAGAACAAGAACCAATAAAGGTAACAATATGTCTGAATTAGAATCTTTAAAAGCCGAACTTAGTTTATACAAACAAGATGGAATGTATGCCTTATTCTTTGCCCTAAACAGAAAGATTAATGAGCTATCAGCCTCATTGAACAGTATTACCCTTGACCTAAATGGAGACGACAAAACTTTTGAACGATTCCAAAAGCTGACATCTTCCTTGAAAGATATGGTAGATTCAGTTAACTGGTTAAGGGTAAACTATCTTAAAATGGATGAATCAGAAGCCAAGGAGGCGGAAAAGAAAGGAGTACCTCTAATAGAACAACTTATCAATGAAAATAAAAAGCCAAAGTAATGGTGTAAATGTATCAGCATACATAAACACCGATGAACTTGAAAAGGCCCTTATAACACCCTACAAAGAAAGAGTAAAGGTATTAGAAGCACAAGTTCGCAAAAGAAACAACTACATAAAAAATATGCACTTTCAGCTAAAAAGAAGAAAGTGGCTTATGTATTTAGGTTATATTTCTAATCAGTTATTAAAACCATTACCTAAGAAATTAAACAACAAAAGGTTAATGTGTTTGTTTTATTTGTACGAAAGAGATTTTACAAGCGTCAATAGGTTGAAGAAAGACTTTTTTGAATTAGGTATACCAGTGTCTTATATATATGTAGATTTTAAATACCTAATGAGTATAGGGTTAATTAGTAGAGACAAAAGGGATTTTTATTTCCTTTTAGATAAAGGAAGGGAAATTGTAGAATATTACGAAAAAAATATGAAGATTAAGTTTTGGCATATGGCTAAAATTAAACAAGATATTAGCCAAATCAAAAAAGAAGGTGGGCCTAAAAAAGAATGTAAATATAGTCCAGAGGAGTTAGACAATAGAAGGGCTACATATGTAAAATTAATGAAACCCTTTTGGGAGCAAGGTCTTAAGCGTATGCCAAAGGATAAAGGAAGGAGAATTGAACTTTTAGGTAATTGGTTAAAGAACAAAGGAATTACCGATGAATGGTACACTAAACGTATATACAACTGGGGTTCAAAATAATTTAGTACATTTGTAGCAAACACAAGTTTATGTTTTCATCTATAGATAGTTTGCTTTCAATGCATATGGACAAGCCCTCCAAAAAAAGGAGTAAGGAATATGGCTTAAAAGTAGCACAAGGTATATTTAATTCAGCTGATAGAAATAGCGATGGCTTTTATGGCCGTAGGTATAGAATATGGAAAGCAAATAGAGAGTTCTCTATGGGGACCAATTCTATGAAAGAGTTTATGGACTTATTAAGAGTTGAAGGAAATCAAACATATATAAACCTTGATTGGAGCACTATTAAAATAGCTCCTAAGTTTGTTGAGATTCTTTTGGGTTCGTTTATGTCTAGAAGAGAAAAGCCTATTGTAAAGGCTTCTGATGATATGAGTTTTTCTATTAAAGAAATGGAAAAACAAGAAGCCGCTTTTAGAATGAAGAATAAAGAGCAGATAATGGCTCTTGAAGAACAAGTGGGTCATCAAATTGAATCTCAGAAGTTTATGCCTGAAGACGAGGATGATTTAGCTTTGTATTTTGATTTAGAATACAGACTACCTGAAGAGATACTTTTTGAGACCAAAATTAAGAAGGTATTAGATGATAATGATTATGGCGTTTTAAAAAGAACTTTAATAAGAGATGTAGTAGATGTGAACTTTGCTGCCACTAAGGTTTATTTTGATGCCAACCACAATATTAAAATTAAAAGGGTTAAGCCTGAGAATTTAATATACAATGTATTTGAAACAGATAATGGTAAGGACTTAGGATATATAGGTGAGGTTAAGCCAATGAAGATTTCGGTAATCAGAAAAAAATACAATCTAGATGAAGAAACGTTATTCAAACTTGGTCAAAAAGCTTCTCGTGAACTTAAGAGGTCTGAAAACCTTTATTGGAGAGATTCATATAAATACACAGAAATTCGGCCCTACGATGACTATTCGGTATTGGTTTTCGACTTTGAAGTAAAGACTACAGATGTAGAATACACAGTAAAGACTGAGAATAAGTTTGGTAATGTACTTGCCATTCCTAAGCAAGGTAGACCAGTAGCTCCAGAAGGACAAGAGTTAGCTGGTGAAGTTATTGAGTCTAAAATGATGAACATTTACCACGGAGTTTGGGTATGCGAGACTGAAATAATGTTAGAATGGAATTTAACCTCTAATACTATTAGACCTTACAATAATGGGGTAGATGCAATGTTTAGTTATTCTGTTATATGCCCTAATGCTAATGGTTCTTTAATACCTTCTATGATTGAGAAGGCTATGGGTCCAATTAGACAAATGTTGGTTATTAGATTAAAGATGCAACAACTAATTGCTTTAATGAAGCCAGATGGATTTGCAGTTGATATAGAAGGCTTTTCTGATGTTGATCTGGGATTAGGTAACACTATTGAGCCTTTAAAATTAATGAAAATATATGACCAAACAGGTAGGGTATATTGGAATTCTAAAAATGATGATGGAACTGCTAAAGCTTTCCCAATTCAGCAATTACCTAATAATGGGAATGTTGCTCAATTAAATATGCTCATAGGTCAATACAATTTTGAATTAGACAGATTAAGAGAAGAGATGGGTATTTCTGAATATAGGGATGGCTCAAGTGTTCCTGTAAAGACTGGTCTTGGAGTTATGCAAAGCCAAATACAAGCCTCTAACTCAGCTACTGAATATATATACGATGGTTTTTCTACCTTGATAGAAGAGACTTCTGAAAAGGTTTCTATGATGTTGTGGGATTCTGTGGTGTTCAAGGCATCTAAATATAAAGAGTTTGAGGGTTATGATTTAAGCCTTTTGGATATGACTTTTGATGTAAAGGTTCAAATGATGCCTGACGATAAAGAAAGAGCTGAATTGAATAATTTAATGATGCAGGCTCTACAAGCAGGTATGTTGACTTATGAGCAGGTATTTAAAATTAAGAATATTGATGATGTTAAATTAGCTGAATTGTATTTATCAAAGAGTATGAAAAGGGCTAAAAAAGAAGCCGAAGAAACTGCTCAAAAGAATTCTCAAATGAACGCTCAGCTTCAACAGCAATCAGCTCAACAAAAGATGCAACAAGATGCTCAATTAGAACAATTATCTTCTCAGGGCAAAATGGCTGTTAATAAGACTAAAGGTGATTCTGATAGGGATTTAGAGTTAATTAAGTTTGCTACCAATATGTATATGGAATCTTTAAAAACAGGACAACCATTACCTAATGATATTAAGCA